AAAATCTCTGAAAAGATCATGAAGGAAGCACTGGCGAAGGCTGTGGTTCTGAATTGGGAAGTTCTGGTCGACGCCGAGGGCAACCCTGACAGCGACGGCACTGACTGGCGCCAAGGTCTGGAAGACCCTGACACCGGCGAACTGCTGGAGTTCACCTGGGAGAATGTGCTGAAGGTTCTCCAGCACAAAGAAATCCAGAACCTCTACAACGACCTGCGCACCCAGTCCGGCAAGGAAGCTCTGTTCCTCCAGACGCGTCGGGAAACGGAGGGAAACGACTAACTCAGTTCCTCATCTACCAACTGGAACAAGGGCCAGTAGAGGAACAGATCATCAAAATTGCGATGAGGTCCAACCAGCCTCTTCCGGACCCCATCGCAAACGCTCCTGAGATACCCCTTGGCTTGGGGTTTTTCTACAAAGCCTTTCAGGAGCTTTCCTCGGAACGAATGGACGGGCCCATACCTGGTTCAGCGATCAGGTCCTACAATCGGGACGAGGATATAACGGGAGAGCTGGCTGACGATGTGAAGTATCACGTGAGGAACTTGGATAACGCGCTGCTGGAATACCGGCGAAAGAAAGCAGCACAGGAAAGCGGGGGTAAGAGATAGTGGCTGATGGTTTCAACGAACTTGGTAGGAGACTGCGTGTTCGCGCCTATCAGGTCGGTCGTTGGAGCCACGCCACTCCCCGCAAGGCAACCAAAGTCCTCGTTAGCTCACTAATCCGTTCAACGCCTGTTGACAAGGGCGTGGCACGATCAAACTGGCAGGTCGCAACAGGAGCTTCCCCGGCAACTGTGCGATCTGCCTTTGCTCCTGGGAGCCGGTTGGGTCTCGGTGAAACTCGGAACGCCGCAGCAGCCATCGCCGCTGCCTATTCGCGTATCGACAGAGCACCTTCTGCAGGGTTCCTGCAAAAGTTTGTGAATGCCGGAATTTCTGAGGCTGCGGGTGGGACGTCCTTTTATGTCTCCAACCCGGTCTACTATATCGAGGCTCTTGACCAAGGGCACTCCAAACAACAAGCGGCCGGCTGGGTTCGTAGGGCAATTGACCAAGCCCGCATCGAAGTTCGCCGGAACAAGATTTTTGATGACTTTGGCGGGAACCCGTAATGCCTACTGAACGCATAGACATCATTGTCACGGAACGTGGCACCCGCCAAGTCAAGCGGAACCTTGAGGACCTAGCGTCAGCTTCGGACCGCGCCGGAAATGAGCTTGGAGACCTTCGTAGGTCCCTCAACAACATTTCGCCCACCTCCCAGCTCAACCGGACACTCGAACAAATCCGATCACTGCGTCGAGCCCTTGCGGCTCCGCGGTCCCGTTCAGCTTGGCTGAGCACTCCAATTGCAGAAGCCAACGCTGGCCTGGTCCAGATTGGCACCAATCTCCGTGCCGCCCGTCGTGAGATGGGAACTAACGTTGAATGGGATGCAGTCAACGAGTTCCGCCAGGCCGAGGCAGAGCTGGATGACATTATACGCAAGTTGCGGGCAGTTCGTGCCATGCAAACGGACTTTGTGTCCAGCAACAATGTGCGAGATAGGACGACTGGTCTTTCGCCAGTTATTCCACCAGTTGTTTCACTCCCGGAGGCGAACCGATATACCACCGATGTGGAACGTGCGGCCCGTGGGTCTCACGATTTGGCCAACGGGGTCGATCGTGTAGGTGCCTCGGCCCGGGGCGCCGACAGACCGTTCATGCTCCTCAATCGGTATGTTGGCGCCTTCGGTGCAAGTATCGTAGCCATGGAACTCATGCGCCTGTCTGACAGCGCAACAGTAGTGGCCAACCGGATCAACATCGTAAGCGAGAGCACCGGGGAAGCTACATCTTCGATGGATTCCCTGTATGCTATTGCCCGTCGGACCAGAACGCCAATCGAGGAACTAGCACAGCTGTTCCAAAAAGGCATGATGGCTGCGGGTGAACTCGGTGTCGACCAGAAACAGGTTCTGCAGTTCGTGGAAGCCGTTGGTATGGGCCTTGCCGTTCAGGGCTCCAGTGCAAATACTGCTCGAGGCGCTCTGATCCAGCTCTCGCAAGCAATCGGCACAGACATTGTGCGGGGCGAAGAATTCAACTCCATTCTTGAGGGCGCTTACCCAATTGCTCTGGCTGCTGCCCGCGGTATTGACGAGGCTGGTGGTTCGGTTGCTCGCCTGCGCCGCATGGTTATTGAAGGCGAGATTTCGTCAAAGAAATTTTTTGAAGCAATTATGTCCCAGTATCCGATGATTGCCCATATGTTTGCTCAAACTGAGTCAACTATCAGCCAGGCGTTTACGGTGCTCAGGAACAAGCTAACTGAATACATTTCGACTTCCGAAGAGGCTCAGGCCATCTCAGGAGCGGTTGCGGGTAGTATTATTCTTATCGCCGACAACATTGAGCCTCTTGCAGACCTTTTGTTCTCCCTGGGTGTCGCTTGGGGCGTAGGCTTTACTGCCAGCAAAATCCTTGCTGTTAGTCGAATGGCCACTAACGTTGGTCTTCTGGCTACAGCAGCCTCTGGACTTAAACTGGCTATGGGCTTCCTAGGTGGGCCTATTGTCGCTGGATTGGCTTTGCTTGCTGGTGTGGCGTTCTTTGTCTACCATAACACCGATAGGGCGGCAGATAAAATCCAGCGACTTCGCGACGTTATGGTAGACGGTGTTGATGCTCTCCAAAGATACAATGAGATGATCCAAATTGCGGCGGATGAACAGCTTGAGCTTGGTGGGGTTACCAACCTGACCACTGAGGCAATGCTTCGCCAGTCTCGCGCTGAATTGCAGGCGTCTCTTGGAACCCTGCAAGACGAAATTCGTATTATGGAGCGCGAAATTGGGGGTGAAGGTCTTAACCCGTTCAACCTTGACAATATCCGCACCGCTCTTAGCGAGATTGGTGCCTTTGGTGGTATCATTGGACGCTACAACCCTGATCGGGAAGATGGCATCCTATTCCGTAACTCAGACATGGAAACCCTGTATGATACCCTTGCGGCTGTTCGCGATGGCACTGGCACAATCGATGCCTTCTACGCCGCCATTGAACGGGTTCGTGGTGCTGGCCCTGAAATTACTGCGGCTGCCGAGGACTTGGCAATCGCTCTCAGTGCTCTGCCTTCAGACCTGACGCAGGCACCAACCGAGCAAGCTCAATTCTGGCTTCAGCAAGCTGAAGAGCAGCTGGCCAATATCGCCACGGCTATCGGTGGACTGGATGCTGAGATTGAAGCTGCCGCTGCCGCTCAAAGCCTTCCTGAGAAGGTTGAGGCTCTGCAAGCTCTTCAAGCTGGTCTTGAAGCGGCTCAGATGGCCGGTAACTTGGTTCGTGGCTCTAGCTGGATTTCCGATACTGCTGACCTGCTGAAGGCATTGCAAGACGCCCGTGACCTGGAAAGCTCCATGATGGAAGCTCTGGGCGCCAACACTGAACGCCTGAATGAACTCGCCACTGAAGCTGAGCGGTTCCGCCAGCCTGTTCAGGGAGCTTCTGATGCTAGCCTTGAAACTGAGGCAACACTTGACCGGATCAATTTCACCCCGCTGGAAGAAGGGGCACGAGGGTTTGCGGACCAGCTCATCCGGGCTGCAGCAGCGGCCTCCATTATCAATAACATGGAGACCCCTGCTGCCAACAACAACGGTCCTATCATGGCGTCGTATAGCCCTGCTGCCAACAACAACGGTCCTATCATGGCGTCGTATAGCCCTGGCGTAACGCGCGACCAGGTGGGAACCAATGGACTTGCCACGCTCAACTCTGGTGGCTCGTTCACCGTTGGTGGCAATGGCGGTATCGATCAGAACCTCATCTCCTTCTGGGCATCCAAGGGGGAACAAGTCTCTGTCACTCCGCGTGGCCAAGGCGGCTTGATGGGAGCAGATCGCACGGGCCAGTCTAAGGAATACCTCAGCGTTATCCAGCTAATCAACCAAGAGCTTGAAACCCGTTACGACAACCTCATGCGGAACAACCAGGGTATGCAGCAACAGCAAATCCTGCAAGACGCTCTGCAGATTACCCAGCGTGAAGGTGCTATCCTGGCTCAACAGGATATTGAACTCATCCGTGAGCAGGCCGACGCTTTGGCCCAGCTCGAGCAACGCATGGAGCTTATCGATGACATC